GTTTACGGTTGGAACGCGTGTTCCTAACATTCGTGTCCGTAGAACACGACCTGAGCGAGGCTGGGATTACGTGGGAAAACATGCAGGCACGAAAGAGGGGCATTATATTGTCGGTGAAAAGGGGGAACGACCCGGCGGAGATGGCGATAGCGCTGAGCGACCCGCCAATGACGTCTGGCATGAAATCATTCTTGCGAGGACGCGTGAGGAGTTTTTCGACATTGCTTCGCGTCTGGCTCCTCGACAACTAGCGTGCAACTTCAACTCGTTGGTTGCATACGCGGACTGGAAGTATAGGCCCGAGCCTGTGCCGTACGCTACACCGGATGGGGAATTTGATGTACCCGATGTTCTTTCCGATTGGGTTGATGACAATGTACGTGGATCTGTTGGTACGTAACATCCCTGCGGGGCTGGATACATTCTTGGCTTGGGGTGTTTGGGCAGGAGCGTTGCCTTTCGCACGGGTCTCCCGCCCAGGGCACGCAAGGTGCCCCTGGGCAAATGTCGCCCTCGTGCAAGGTGTGACGTATGCTTAGTCATTTACTAACGGGAGTTAGGTCGTCCCAAGGGACTTGTGTTGTTTGGTGCGACTAGGCTTGGAAAGACAGTGTGGGCTCGATCACTCGGAGCCCATTATTACTGTGGAGGACTATGGGACATGGCCTCATTCGATGAGTCCGTTGAGTATGCCATCTTCGACGACATGGTTGGAGGACTGAGAGCGGGGTACTTCGCTTACAAGGACTGGTTGGGGGGGCAATACGAGTTCATGTGTCAGGACAAGTACAAGGGTAAGCGAAGGATTAAGTGGGGCAAGCCTTCTATTTTCATCTGTAACCGAGATCCTCGAGACGAGATCGGTATCGATGATTTTAAGAAGTCACTGATTGAGTGGGATTGGATGGAGGAAAACTGTGTATTCTACGAAGTGCGCGAGCCTATTTTTCGTGCCAGTATAGAGTAGACTCGCAATTGAATAGCAATTGGTTACTTGATGAAGACCCTACTCTTGGTTTTATGATGTCAACAACCCAGTAATCGCCCATGCCGATTCGTGAATTGACAGAGTAGGCTACACCGGATGTGATTCCTCCCAATTCGTCTTCGTCATACATTAGGTTCTTGCGCATTGGATGCCATCGGTTGTACTTGCGGATTACACCCTGCTCGTTACCTGAGGCGACGGTGCAAACCTTATCATACTTGAGGCCGACGCGCTCCGTATCCACTTTGGCGGTGAGGGGATCTGCCCAATCTGCATTGAGAGATCCTTGAAAGAGAAGGGCGAAGATGTTGTTTTGTTGAGACTGGGTCAGTCCGTTGAGTACACGGACATAACCACTACTGGTTAGGAGGGCGGGGGAAAATGTTGCGGACGGGCCGGGGAGGTTGCCATTGAGTGTTTGGCTACCCTTGAAAGTAAAGCAGATGCGTCTCCACTGCCAAGGCAGACCGTCGGCGACCTGAATCTCGATGCATTCTTTAAGGCCGACCATGTAGCACAAAGAAGCCGTGCGGGTGGAAGCGTCGAACTTAGTTCCCTTAGCGCCCCCACCTGACACGGTGACGTTGTCGCGTGCAGTAGCGCAGTAGACAGCAACATAGGGGATAGCTGAGCCACCAGTAATGATGGCCGGAGTTGTGGCATAAACTGTTCCTCCGGCCTGAGAGGACGCCGTCGTGTTGGTGAACGTCATCATTTTATCACGCTTCTTCTCCGAGGAAATGTTCAGGATTCGCTTGCGAGTCATGACGGGACGGCGTCGGACGTAACGGCGTTTGCGGACATAGGAGCGGCGATAACGGGTTTTACCGGTGAGTCGAGCTACGGTACGGTGGGTCTTGCGGGCGGCCGCATTTCGGACACGAAGTGATCGGTAAGCCATTGTTGATGGTGTTAGGGGGAAAGCTCGGGTATTTAAGGGGGAGGGTGTCGCGTTTTTTTTTCTGGCTATAACATTAGTTTCGCCAGAAAAATCGGAATGCCTGCCAAGTACAAGCTGAACGATGAGCAATTCTTCCTTCTTACATATCCCACCACACCCGCTGACTTCGATGGCTCTGGAATTGTCGCAATCCTTGAACGACTTGGATGCAGCTACCGGGTTGGTAGAGAGCTACATCAGGATGGAAAACCTCATTTCCATGCTATGTGTTGCTTCGACGAGCCTTACTCTGATGGAGACGCCCGACGAACGTTTACGGTTGGAACGCGTGTTCCTAACATTCGTGTCCGTAGAACACGACCTGAGCGAGGCTGGGATTACGTGGGAAAACATGCAGGCACGAAAGAGGGGCATTATATTGTCGGTGAAAAG